AACTTAACAGCAGTGCCATTTGAAGGTGTATTACCACTTGTAAAAGTAAGAGTTGAACCGCTAATTGTATAATGTGTTGTTATTGTTTTTAAGACTCCACCAACAGTTACATCTATTTCATTTTGAGATAAAAATGGAAACGATATAGCAAACGAGTTAGTACTACCATTACCTGTATGGTTGGTAAAAGATTCTGCGGTGTTAGTTGCCATGATTAATTAAGTTGATTGAAACCTTCTAAGATGTCATTGTTAGCTTCTTGCCTTATGGCAGATTGCAACTGTTTATATTCTAGTTCACGTTCTGGATTTTTACTTAACCAAACTTTTTTACCAGCCCTTTTGTATTTATTTACAATATCTCTTAATATATCTTCGGCTAAATCTCTATTAGCTTCTTGTGCTTTAACTTCTATATCCATATTATTTTGTTCTATCAATTCACCTCTTACACTTTTCATTAATGCTTGAAAATCTTTTTGTTGAATCCTGTTATGCAAAGCTTTTACCATAGTTATACCATTAATTTTTACAAAAGCAGTTTCTTCAATTAAATCAAGATGTTCATCATAAGTTAGTTCTATCCCACTTCCTATCGGTTGACCACTAGGTAATCTTCCAAGATTTAATTCATCTGAAGGTTGTGTTATTCTTGCACCAATTTCATCAAGGGTTGTAAGAACAGTATTGTTAACACTATTTGTTTCTTTTATAGGATTAAGAATACTCATAGTATCAGGACCATATCCTACAGGATATTCAATAACAGAACCTGTTATAAAGTTTCTCATTGGTCTTAAACCACCACCATAAGCAGGTATTGTTGCTGCTAATTCATTATGAAACTTTCTAAGAACTACCATTCCATCATCACCTGCCCTTACTTTTTTATCTAAAATTCTTTGATCTGCTGGTATTTGACCATAGCTAGTTGTCAAACCACTTCTTTTTACTGACCTTCCAAAAGCACTAAGAGGATTAACAGTGGCTGCTGCTCTTCTAGCAAGCCAACTTTCTAACTTATAAGGCTTACCTAATAAATCAGCAAGTTCAGTAATACCTTGTAAATAAGTTTTGTTTGTAATATTACGACCTAATGCAACAGCAGCAGCAACACCAAAATCATCACGATCTTGTCTGCTAAGACTACCTGTAATAGCTGCTGCATCAGCAGCCATCATAAGAAAAGAAGACCAAGGATCTAATCTTCTAAAACTTACATATTTATATCTAGGCTTACCATCTTTACCCATGCGTACATTACCATTTTCATCTCTTAAAAGAAATCTAAAACTGTAAGGCTGCCAACCTGTAGCACGTTTTTGATTAAGCATATTGTAATCAGAAGGTCCACCACCAGTTATTGCTAACTCAGACATGGGATTATTAATTGATAAAGCTGTAAGACCTGCTATAGACCACATAGAACCACCAAGTATCATTTCACCTTTTGCTTTTGCTGCTACAGATGGATCTGTGCTTTTAAGTGCTTGTCTATATTCTTGTAGCAACATATTTACAGCAGGGGTTCTTCTAACTTGTGCTTTAAATATATTGATTGGTGTTCTTACAAATGGAAAGACTATTCTACCTGCTGGGTGTCTTGCTACTCCTTGTATTGCACCACCTAAACTACCTTCTGGCAAATCAGCAGTAAATGTAGTTTCAGCAGCATATTGTTGTGCTTTTTCATATAAATCTAAAACAGACCTATCTTTAACATTTGCCATGCTGTTTTTGTTTACAATTTCAATAGTGCCATCAAATTGTCTTTGTATATGATCTTCTAAATCAGCACCTTGCAAACCTTTTCTCATGCCATCTTCCCAAGCACTAGCTTTTACATAAGATCTAAAATTTAATTGTTTAAAAAATTCATCTTCTGCAAGTAAGAAACGACTAGGTAATCGAACAACAGTTCCATAAGTATTAATAATATTTGCTAAAAGGCCATCACCTTCCATTCTTATTTGAAAACGATCAGCTTCTTGAATCATTGCACTAGGGTTTACAATATTATCTTCAATTTGAAAAGATAGTTTTGCAGCTTTTAAAGAGTCAGTAATAGATGACATTAAATAATAAAGTTCTTTACCACCTCTAATAGCACCTGTCATATCACCTTGAGCAAAAGAACCAAGTGTTTGTTCTAATGGTCTAGCTAAAGTATTTAAAGAAGTAGATAGAATGTTTACAGCGTGTGTTTCTGGTCCAGATAATATTGAGTTTATAAATATTTCATTTTGTACTTTTAATCCCCTCATTATTTTGCTTTCACTAGCCATCTTCTGTAAGGCTTGAGGATTACCTTGTGCAGCTTGTAGTTTTTTTGTAATTAGTCTTAATTTTTTTAGTG